GTCCTATACATTTTTTAGTTAGTTCTTTCATAAAAATAATTGCATTTGAGATTGATGTTGATGTAATCTCTTTTTTGCCGCTTCAAAATATTCTTTGTCTAATTCATATCCTTCTAAATCAAATCCTAAATTATGACAAGCAATAGCAATACTTCCACTTCCTAAATGTGTATCTAAAATTTTATCGCCTTCTTTTGCATAATTGATTAATAACCATTCATAAAGTTTTATAGGTTTTTGTGTGGGATGAAATCTTTTACCTTGATTATGGCAAATATTTAATGGATATATTCTTAAATTTTGATTAAATGAAGTCCAAGCTGCCTCTCCATCAGCAAAAGTATTTCCATGTATTGTTTTGTCCCATATTAACCAGCATCTTGATGGATATAAAAATTCAGTCATGTAATTTCCACCCCATATAATTTGATTTTTACTTACTCTTTGCAATTCGTCAAAATATTCTTTTTTAGGTATTTCATTGTCCCAGTCTTTATTAACATATTTATTATATTGCCTTGTTCCTCCATGCATCTTTATTCCATAAGGAGGATCAACTATTGCCAATTCAAATTGATTATCTTTCATTTCCTTTAAAGCTAACATACAATCTTTATTATATAAGTTTATCATATTTCTTTTCTAATAAATTTAATGCTCCAACATAAGAATCTATTTGAGCATCTATTTTTGATGTTTTAGTTTTATTCCAGTTTTTATCATTCTTTGCCCATGTTTTTAATCTTCTTTCAGTGTTCCAAGTTTTCTGCATGGATTGTCTTGTTTTACCAGTTTTAGATTCTTCACTCCAATATCCAATAAAATCTTCTTTCATTTCTTTTGGATAATTTAACTCTTGAATTTCATCAATCCAATATATCTTATTTAAATTAGTATTTATTTTAGTATCAGTACTTATTTGTGTGCAGTTTTCCACATCTGGTTTTTTAAGTTGTGGCTTTTTGGTATGTGGACTCTCATAAACTATAAGTTCCCATTTAATCACTTTTCCTGTACTGTCTGTTATTCGGTTACGATCTACATACCCAAACTTGTTTAATTCCTTTAGAACGGTGTAAACGGTGTTCTTAGACTCTTTAATTATCTCAACTAATCCGTTTACTGTAAGATCCCATGAATCAGGCAGGGATAATATTAAACTCATTAATCCTTTTGCTTTTAAACTCAAATCTTTTCTTCTTAATATCTCATTTGATATTATAGAATAGTTCTTACTTTTCTGGATTCTTTTTATGTTCATTCAAAATCAGTTTGTTCTCCAGTTCCTCCAAACATAATTGTTTGTTTTTCAAGTGAGTTTAATACTTCAATTTGAGATGTTATTCTTTGTTGTAAACTTTTATTATTGTCCTCAAGTTCTTGAATGTTTTTTGCAACATAGTAGCCCTTTGAGTTTGAACACAATCCACCAACTAAATTATTTACTCTAATAAAGTGTATTATCTTTCTCAATCTAACTCCAATCAAATTCATTTTGTCGCAAATAATCTTGGAAGTTACTGCATTTTCTTTTCCAATTCTTTTTCCAATACCTTTGACAATTGAAGGAACTTTTTTAAGTTCTTCATCAGTCAGTTCATCCGTTAGTTTTTCAAATCCTTTTATCATAATTAAAATGGCATATCATGAGTTGGAGTATCTTGGAACTTCTTCTGATTCATTTTATTCTTATATTCATCAGTATTTTTAATCTGATCTTTAATCCATTTTGGCTGTAATTCTAACCATTCTTCATTAAAGTTATCTTCATAATTAAATATGAATGAATCATTAAATTGTTTAGGGCATTTAGTTCCTTTTGTTATTCCTGAGATACTTCCTATTTGAGCAAATTCGTTTCCACTCTTTGAAGTCTTATGGATAATAGATATATTACATTCTTTGCTAATTAAGTTTGTAATATCAAAATGAGCTAACTCTTTATTTGTAAAAGACTTTCCTCTCCATCCTTCCAAATCTCTTCTTAAATTAGATTTTTCATGTAATGATAAAGTATATTCTTTACTTATAACCATTGGCTTTTCTTCTCCTCCAAAATCTCTCATTTCATGTGGAAGTTCAAAGGTAACTCTAATTTTTTTAGTGTATTTTGTTTCTCCTTGCCATTCCCATTCAACTGTTCCAATATAGATCATTGAATAACATCTTGCAATGTGAGTTCCTGATGGAACTATTTCTCTTTTTGTTTCGGTGTTTCCTGTAGCTAAAATTCCTTTCATAGTTTTTATTTAAATAATATATTTAGTTTGCATCTCTTTGATGCTGTCTAATTGTTTCCATTCTTGATAATCTGCAAAAAATAAAAATGTTTTCCATTCCATTCCAACAGAATCATATTTCTCCATCTCAAATTCTAATTTATTTTTAAAATAGATGCTGGTCGCATGATGCATTCCCTTAATATGTTTTTTTATATGAACATGAGGAATGTTATGTTTTTTCCATAGGTAATAATTGTAAAACATCCTAGCATGAACTTTATTTTGTTTTCTACTCTTCATTTCAACTATATCCTCTTCCATTACTTCAAACATAGTCATTAAAGCAAATCTTGCTTGTTTTAGTTTTTCTTCCATTTTAATTGGTTGCATAATAAATAAAGGCAAGAGTCAAAATTGCCATTAAAGTTAAAGTTAAAAAAGCATAAAAGATTTCTGACTTGTTTAAAGTTCTAACCTCTTCTACATTGTAATTTTTAGATCCATTTACATTAACAAAATTTGCAGTTTCTTTTGAATTAAAGTAATGAATGAATCCTGTTTTCTTGTGAGTTATTTTATACATTTTTATTTAGTTTTAAAACGGGGTTTTTTACACCCCACGATTAATTTTTGTTTGTAATTCTTTTAGTTTCTTTCTTCCTTTAGCTACTTGTTTTGAAAGTCTGTAAAATTCTTTACTTCCTAGCTCTGTATTAACTAAATCTCTCATATTTAATTTTATACATGTTTTTAATATATTTTCTTCAGTAAATAAGTGGTTGTATTTTGTAGTTGTTTTCATTTTTTAGTTTTATTTGTTAAACTTGATACAAATATACGATAGTTTTTAACATCTACAAACTTTTTTAAAGTTTTTTTTAACCTAGCGAATCAAAGTTTTTTGGTTTTTTGTGTGTTTTAGTTACTAACATTTCGTTGATTTTTCGTTAGTTTTGAGGTAAACTATAAAAAAAGGAGCTGAACCCCTTTAAAATTCAACTCCCCTTTCAACTAAACACGGTACTATTTAACAAATATGCTACAATATTATATAATTATTTTGAATATTGTTTCTTTTTTATGAGTTTTTTGTGCACTTTTTGCATTATAAGCAAATAATTCTTCTTTTATATCATATCCATCCCATCCGTTTATTTCTTGTAAATCTATTCTTATATCATGTCTACCATCATCTGTAAAGCAATAAATATTCTGAGCGGCTGTTCCACTTAAATTCAATGCGTTTTCGCTGTACGCATTAGATCCTACTAATGAAGCACTTCTTGCAATGTTATCTCTAATCATTGTTTCATGGAGGTGCCCACAAATAATAAAATCAATTATAACTCCTTTTGCACTGTATTTAGATATTACTTTTGCAACTTGATTAGAGTCCATTCTTCCTAATTGATGGCCGTGTATTACCAACATATTTTTTCCGTTTATTTCAACTACTAACTCAAGAGCATCTCCTCTCAAGAAATTAATATCTGGAAGTAGTAACCTCAACATCTCAAATATACTGAAATCGTAGTTGTCCGATGCTACCATATCTACGAATCCCAGCTCAAAATTAACTCTTGATTCATTTCCAGTAACACAACAAACCTGAACTTCTGCTATTTCGTTAATATCCAATATAAAATGTTTTAATAGATGAACTCCTAAAAAGGTTGCTTTTGCTCTATTAGTTGCCATTGCAAGTTTCTCATCTAATCTTCTATCTGAGTTTATTAAATCTCCAGTTATTGCAATTAATACTTTATTTGCTTTGTGGAATTTAACATATTCCTTAACTTTATAAGCGTATTTTTGAAGTCGTTTTGAAGCAATATCAAAATCATATTTATTGGATTCTAACTCTACAAGTTCATTAAAATGAGTATCTGCAATTTGAACAACTATTGCAGCTTCAGTGTTATGTTTCTTTTTACTCAGTTTAGTCTTTAAACTCTCTCTCTTTAATAGTTTTATGATTTCAGTGTTATACTCTACAAGAGCGTTTTCTTGTCTTGAATCCTCTCTAAATGATTTCCTCTCAATTCTATTTAAATCCTGAAACTTTTGTTTTTGTTTTGCAAGTCTAATATTATATTCAACAATATCTTTATCTGCAATTAAATAATGTACTATGTTCTTAACTTGTTTTCTTAAATAGTCAATTGAAACATCCAGTTTGTATTTATCTATAAGGAAACTGGATATCTCAATATAATTTTGACCATTATCAAAAAGCTCTAATATCTCATCCTTATAATTTAGATATTTGCTTCTCATTTATCTACTTCTTTTTATTCATATCAGCTAATCCTTGACCTAATACCAGTGTTAGAAGAGCGTAAAATAAATTTGATGCTGTTAATTCATCAACTCCCAATTTTGTCATTATTACTGGAATAATTACAGATCCGATTGCATACCAGAATTTCTTAGAATTAAACATTCCTTTTAATATTAATGTTTGTAGCCAATTTTTCATTTTATTATTATTTTAAATTATTATTATAAACTATACGATAACCCGATTGAGAAACTTCCTTCTCTTTCTCCATTTTCATCCTCTTTTAAAGGAATCATATACATTGGAGAGGCTGATATTCCACTAAATAAATGGATGTACATTCCCCATCCAATATTCATGTTTTCCATCATATCTTCAGTTGGAGATTCTAAGCTTAAGAATCCTATTCCTAAATCTTTTCTTGCGAAAACATTATAGTCATCTCCATCTTTTGATACTCCAAACATTGTTTTATTATTTAACGCATATCCAATACCCATATTTTGAGTAAAGTTTGATATTTCCCAATTATCTCCATCAGCAGGAGAATTAACTTGAGAAACCACTGTAAATTGTGCCGAACTTATTAAAGTAGCACAACTTAGAACTATTGTAAAAAAAACTTTTTTCATTTTTATTATTTTTAATTGTTTGAGATAAAATTACAGTCTTATCTCTTGACTGTTTAATATATCCATAATCTTGGATTAGTTCTCTCTTCATCTATATCAATATGGCAAAAATTACCTTTTCCTTTTCCAGCTATTCCAACTCTAAATGGTAATCCTAATTCATGAACTAATTGTAAAGCATGGCCTACAAAAAGAGCTCTCTTTACACTATCTGAAATTGCAATATCAGCAGCCAATCCTTTTAAATGTGGAGATTGTCCTTTTTTTGCTGTTTTATAACCTCTATCAGTTAAGGATTGTTGATAGGCCTCCGTTCTAAATCCACTGGTTACTATAAATGGAAAATTACATCTTGATCTTAATTCATCAATAAAGTCCAAAAACAAAGGACTCATATTAATTCCCGTCCCCTCCTCATTAGGAAGTCCAGAATCAAACTCAGATATTTTAAAATATCTCATATTGTAAAATTATAAAAAAAATTATAATAAAACATTGATTGATTGAAAGTTATTAACTTTATGATGTTTACTTCTTGGATAATTTATAAAATTTATAGATAGTAAAGGTTATTGCTAAGGTTAGAGAAATAAAGGTTAATATGTTATTACATTCTGTTAACATAGTTGCTGAAGCTCCTCCGTTTGCCAATATAACTTGAGTTGTATCTTTCATTTTTGTTTAATTTTGTGTTAGTGTAACTTTTCCTCCATATACTCTGTTGGAAGTAGCCGTTACTTTTACTAATATTAATAAATAATTTGTTGATGTTGATTCAACTGGAGTATCCAATTCAATAGCCACTCCATTTGTTGTCCCCGATCCAATAGATGATCCAATACCATTTGCGTTTACATTACACTCATAAATTTCCACTACTTTTGAAGTGTTAGAACCAAAAACCGCTGCATGAGTTGCAGATGTTCCATAAGGAATGTTTACTGTTGCAACCATTTCTTGAGCAGAATCTCCAACCTGTAACCCTGAATTCGCTGAATCTTTAAACTCTAAAGCTTCATAAGCTCCATCTTCGTTAATCATAAAATCTCTTGGAAGTACTTTTACATAAGTTGGATCAACTCCTTTTATTTGATAAACCCCCTCATCATCTGTTATAGGCCCTAAAGAATTTGCAGTTACTGGCATTCCTCCAATTTTCCCCTCTGTTTTTCTTTGGTATTGAACAAACATATTATTTTCATCAATAGAAACATGAGCCCCTAAATCAAAAGCAAATGATAATGTTATAGCTTCAACAAAAAATGAAGTTGCATCAGCTGCAGCGTCCGCAAAAACAGTTAAAGAAGTTCCATTTATTATGATTTTATCTCCAGCTTTAATTGCAAAACTTAATCTTCTACAATTTATGGGTGTTGAAGTAGTTATTACATCGCCCTCATTATAATTTACTGTTAATTGACTAAGATAAAATTTATTCTCAGATATTTCTGGAGCTATAAAAGGAACAGATTGATTTGTAGTTATCATATTTTTTTAATTATCAATTAAGGAGTTATAACAGTAGTTGTTCCTGTTCCTGTTGTTACAGTTGTTGGAACTTCATAAAAGACCTCAACCCATTGGCCATCCCATTCATCATTTAGCAAATTAAATGAGCTTCTTAACATCATATAATTTTTCCCATCTGAATCTTCCATTCTTGCACATGGATTCATAAATTTTAACTTTGTACTACCTGAAAAAAATTTGTCATTTGAACTAAGAGCCGTTCTTCCATTAAATGTTAATATTGTTTTACTTTGATTATTTATAATTTCTTCTCCTATTAAAACTTGACTCTTTTTATTGTAAGTTAAAGCGCTCCAAACATAAGCACTACCACTCCAAGTATATATCCCCTTTGCCCACTTTCCAACAGGATTAACATATACCCAGTTTGATCCATTCCAAACTTGAAATGTTGAATTAGTTTCTGCTCCAGATCCATCTCCAAAATGTATGATTCCTACATTATATTCATAAGCATCATTTCCACTTTGTTCAACTTCTATTTCTTGTCCTGTAGTACCAAATGATATACCTCCTGTGTTTACAGGAACAAAAAGAGATTCAAAAAGAGAACCTCCCGTTGCAACTGGAATTATAGAATCTACATAATCAACTCCATAATATGTTGGAGCCTGCTCTGCTGCCATAGGAGATATACCATTAATAGTAGTTCCTGCATTTAATTGACTACTAGCTAAAATTCTTCCATGAGAATAATCAGAATCTCCTTGATTATAAGCTCTCATTCTATATGTTTTGGAAGCATCGTACTCTGTAAATGTATAAAATTGAAAATCCCATGCTCCAGAAAAAGAAGAATCAGTAGGGAATAAATTTCCAGTATTATTACATATACTATTGGTAGAACTATCAAAAATATTTATATTGTAATTACTACAATTAGCAGGTATATCAATATTTTCTCTAATATATTCTTGGTTATTAGATAAAGGAAATTGTCCTGTTCCTGTAGTTGTACTCATCCATTTTAATTTTGAAGTTGCAGCAGTTCCAGTAAATTTATAAAGCGTCATATTATCAGCATCTCCCCAAGCTGATGATGATGGTTTTGCTCTAATAGTCCATAAGGTTTGCATTCGTACATTTGCATTAGAAGTATTTTCAAAAGTTAGAAATATTCTACATACAAAACCAGCTAATTGATCCGCATCTGTTAGAGTCATAATATTGTATTCTGACCATGTAGATTGAGAAAATTGAGTAAATACATGAGAGGATAAATCAGTTGGCCATGTTGTTGGAGTTTGAATAGTGTTATGAGTTAAAAATAAAGGAAATCCATTAAAATAATTTCCTCCAGCTAACTCTGAAAAAGTTGTTTTTGTTTTCTTAATAGCAGGCAAGGATTCATAAGCAGTTGTAGCTAATTTCTGCAATCCTCCATTTGATGTTCCTGTTTCAATTACTTGTTTATAAAGAGAAAAATCTTCAGATCCAAAATAATTATCTTGACTATATGCTACCCCAGTATATAAAAATTTTCTTGTAGGAATATTGACAGGTGCTGTATAAGGAGCAGTTGATTGTTCATCTGTATTGTATTCTGAAATTTGTATAAAATGAAAAGTATTTTCCCAGAAGAAAAATCTCATATTAAAAGCTTTACAAATACTTTTTAATACAGAATATGTGTTTGGGGGCTTGTATTGGTTATTTTCAGAAACTGTATAAAAATCAGTTACATTTATTCTTGTTTGAGTAAGCGGGCAATATTGTAATTGAGGCCCAACATTCATATCTTCATTCCACCAATTAACAGCTGTTTGAATTTGGTAATTTTCAAGTCCAGCTCCAGGAACAGCTTCATCAATTGCTCTAACCATTCCAATATCATCTATGATTTCAGTTATCCAACTGCCTGTAGAACCAATTATAGTTCTATATCCATCCTGAGCAAAAGTGTCTGTTTTAGTATACGGGAAAGTTGGAGCTAATCCGCTAATGCTATTAGTTTCTCTTAGAAATGGAGTTTCTTTAAGACTTGCAATACCATCCACAAAAACTAAAGTTGATACATAAGGATAAGAAACATCTTCTCTGGCATCTAAATTAGGTATTAAATAACCACTCCATAATAAAGCTCCTGTAGTTCCTTTTCTTAATGTAATCCAGACATCTTTCTCAGCTTTTTCTGCCATTGTATTTATTTCTGCTTCTTGAGTTGCATCTTCAACCAAAACATCTAATGTAAGTTTAGAAGCTAATATTGGAGAGTTTTTGTCTTGACCTTCTGCTGATTCCCAATCTAATTTTAATCCATTTGTGGAAAGACTCCAATCAGAAGCTGAGCCTGTGTAAGCAGTCCAGATGTTAGCCGTATAATCTGTTCCTACAAAAGATTGTAAGGTAATTGTTTTTAATTTATAAAGGTTGTAAGATGTTCTTGCCATATTATGTTGTTCTTAATCTATCCAGTGCTGTGTTTCTATTTGACAAATATATATCATTTCCTTTTATTACTCCTTCTACAATTATGTTTTGATTTCCTCCTCCCATGTATTGCTTGAGTTTATCAAGAGGAGCTACTACTTCTGGATTAGAAGATGCGCCTGGATATTCTCCCATTAAACCAAGTGTAGGACCTGAAACTATTCCTCCTTGTGCAAATTCTGGAATTAAAGTATTAAAAGCGGTTCTTGCTAATCCAGCAGCAAGTCCAGCGACAATAGGAATTAAAAATGGATTTATTGTTCCAGCAGCCATTAAAGATTTTGTTACTGCAGCAGCTACACCTTGAGAAATTAAAGCTCCTATTACTTCCCTAACCATACCTTTAACATTATCAGCATATTCCTGAAATGAATCTGCTCCCTGCGCTAATTCATCTCCCATTCTCTCTACTACTGCCGCAAGTCCATCTTCCATTGATTTTATATCTGTTCCAACAAAAGCAGCTATTTCATCTCCTAACATACCTAAAGCCCCTCTATACTTATCCATTGGATCTGTATTAAACAAATTCTCTGGCATTTCTAAATGATCTAATCTATGTGAAAGTAAATGTATTTCTTCAAAAGTGTCATGAGTTGCTAATGAAAGAGATTCCATTTGTTTAACTTTCTTTTCGGGATCTCCATCTGGTACAGTTGTTTTTCTTACAAGCTTTTGCAATTTTGTAACTGCATCCATTTGATCTTCAACTGCTTGTAGTGCTTCTTTATAATATTCAAGAGATATATCATATCCTTCTTGGTCAAGAAGGTCGGATTTCATTTGTTCTCCCCAAAAAGTAAGATTGGCCCTTAGATCATTAAGTTTAATGTTTGCTTTTACAAGCTGTTTTTCTTCTTTTGTATTTGCATTCGCAAGTTTCTCTTTAAGCAGCAATCTTCTTTCTGAAAGCCATATTTCTTGAGCCGCTTTATCTTTTCTGAAAGAAGATAAAGAGCGCTCAACTCTTGCTGTTTCTTCCAACTCTGCCTGAAGTTTTTTCTGAGCATCTGTCAATTGGATTGTTGAATCTCTTGCATCATCATTTGAATAGACCAAGGCAGTGATCCCTGCTGCTAATAAACCTAATGCTGCTAACATTGCTCCAAATGGATTTGCTAACATAACAGCCCACAATGCAGTAAAAGCAGGAACAAGAGTAGACATAATAACACCTCCAATTGCAACAAATATAGGAATCAACGCACTTATTCCAGTAGCTACTTTACCTATAATTATTAGAACTGGTCCTATTGCAGCAACTATTAACCCCCATTTAACAACATTATCTTTTTGAGATTCTGTTAGTCCATCAAACTTTTTTATTAAAGTTTTAAGATAATCAACAAATTTGGTTACATAAGGCATCAATCTTTGTCCTAATTCTTCAGCTATATCTCCAAGTTGATTACCTATTTGAATTAAAGGACCTGCTCCAACTAAAGCAGCGGCTTTAGCTTGTCCTTCAAACTTTTCTGTTAATTGATTTACCGCTGTATCTAATCTTTCACTTGATCCAACAGCTCCAGTAATTTCTATTCCATATCTTGATAAAGCATTAGTTGAACTTCCCATTGACTTTGCTACAAGATCAGCAGCTGTAACTAAATCCATTCCTTTTGCAGTTGCAAAATCTTGAATTAATGGAATCAATTTTATAACTTCCTCTTCTGTTAACCCCATCATTGCTAACATAGATTGAGCAGCAATAGTAGCTTCATCTCCAAATAAAGTTGTTTTTTGAAGTTCTTTTGCTTGTTCAATTAATCTTTGTTGAATATCCTCCCTTCCCTTCAATGAGGTGAGAAGTTTTTGTTCGGCCTTTGCTTGTTCATCAAAAGCTTTAATAGATGCAGCTCCTAAAGCTAAAATTGGAAGAGTTAAATTTCTTGATAAATTTTGGCCAACCTGAGTCACATTTTTTCCAAACTTTTTTAGTTTCTTTTGAGCCTTTTTCATTGCTCTTTCAAATCCACTTAAATCAGCTCCAAATTTAAAATTTAAAAATCCTAATGCTTTACTTGCCATGTTCTATTCTTTTTTTATATAATTCTGCTTTATTTTTCAAATCTTCAAAATCTATTTTGTGTTCCTCTTTTTCCCAATCAAATTTAATTAAATCAGTTGGCTTGATACTTTTATTTTTAGGGAGTTGTATGTTTAACAATAAACAAGTGCTCCATCTTGTACGCTCCCAACTGCCTCTTTGCCTCATGTTTTCCAATTCATAAAACCCATCAACCTTGTTCCAGAACTCTCTTGGTAACATATCATAAAAATCATCAACATTCATTCCTAATTGCCCGAATGCTATCTGTTCCAGTTTTGGCCAAGTTAGCTCTACTTCTTGGCTCTCTTGGCCTTCGGCTTTTTTTCGTTTCCATCTCCCATTGCTCTTGCAAGTATCTCAAAAGCTTTTTCCATGCAATCCATGTTTCCATCAAACATATCAGTTATATCATCTAAGGAATAAGTAAATGGTTGTTTTGATGCTCTGTAACCATCTTCTATTCCACAATAAATTAAACTGAAAGCATCATTAAAAGTTAATTGTCCTGATGCTAATTTGTTCAAATCATTCATAGTTGCTCCAGTCATTAAACTGTATTTTCTAAGAGCGTTAAAACCAAAGCGTACTGCCAATTTGTGTTCTCCAATTTCTAAAATTTCATATTTCATTTTTCTAAGTTTTTTTGTCTTTTCTGATATTAAAAGAAACCAACCCCCGCACTCAGAAAAGAAAACGCAAGGGCTGGCTCTAAACTAATTACTATGAAGAAATTGTTTGAACTAAAGATCCAGATCCTTGAAAGGAAACTGAAAAAGTTGCAGTATCTTCATTTGGTGCACTAAGACTAGCTGAAGTCATCCATGCAGTTCCAACATATTTTGTGTCATTTGTAGCTCCTCCATTTGCTCCAAAAGTTAATTCAAAACTTGCTCTTGTGTGAATATAAGCGGTAAAAATATCACTTAATGTTTTGTTTGAAATTGCACTTCCAGAAGGATCTACCCATGCGTAAAGAGCATCACATGAAACATCCCAGTTTCTATAACCTTCCATTGCAGTTTCCCAACCTCCATCTTCTTTATTACTTGTAGAACGAGGACTGTGATTTATATTGAGAGTTGCATTTGTTGAATATGCAATTAAAGTTCCTCCAATATAAACGCCAAGATCCGTTCCGTTTAATTGTCCGTTTGCCATTTTTTTTTATTTTATAATATTAATATTTATTTTTGCTCTTCTTGAGCTTTTTTTGTTTTCTTAGTCTTGTTTTCTTTTTTCTTTTCTTCTGTACCATAACCATTATCATCTAACCATTTTGCATAAGTATCAGTTACATCCATTGTTTGACCAGGTTGCAAGGTTTTATGATCATTCACTATTAACGCTTTTTTTAATGTATATTTCATTTCTTTATTCGTTTGTATCAATCCATCCATTATCTGGATTATTGATTGTTTCTATTATTTCAGAATGAGAATATATTTTATCCCCACTTAAAAAATCTGGAACATCTCCAATAAATTTAATTATTGTTTTAGTTCCATCTAAATTATATCTTAATGTTGCTTCTGATGTTTCAATTACCTTTTTAAAATCAACTGAATCAACATAACTTTTTTCTATTATAACATACTTTTTTTCCATATCTTTATTCTGGAACATCAGCTTGAAAGTCTGTTGATGTCATGTTAGTCATTGTTCCATTATTATTTCCTGTTTCATCTGGTATTGTTGGATAAGTTGCAATGGAATCTCCTGTTATAGTTCCATCTCCCATTTTCCAGTAACCTTTTAAATTGTCTACAGGAACAGGATTAAATGGTAGTCCATTATTATATAAGGTTGAAACCTCTGTTGAAGTTAACTCTTTGTTAAAAACTACCACTTCATCTATATTTCCTTTAAAAAACAGTAATCCACTTCCATCTCTTCCAATTGATGAGCTTGTGAAACTTCCAGTAACTGTTCCACTGATTGCAGTTCCACCAACGAAAACACCATCAAAATATAATCTAATACTTCCTGTTGCATCCCAAGTTGAAGCTATGTGGTGCCATTCTCCATCTCCTGATGTAAAAGTTTTTGTAACACCGTATGCTGTACCTCCAGCTTTATAATTCGCTTTTATTTCTGTAGTCGCATAATTATAAAATATTCTAATGTTATTATCACTATCCACTGTGTAATTTACAAACTCCCCTCCACTTGTAACCGCATCCATTTTAAACCATAATGAATAACTTCCTGAAGTTTTAATTGAACTCATTCCAGTTACTGGTAATGAAACATAATCATCAACTCCATCAAAATGAGTTGAATAAATATTATTGAAAGAATTTATTATTCTAACATTAAAATTTAAAGATTTTCTATATATACCATCCGAACCGCTCATATCATCAAATACATCATCATATCCATCAAAATCAATTGCTTGGATGTTTACAGCGTTATAAACTCCATTAACTCTATCCAAAGCCGTTCTAATATAATTTGCAAGTTTTGAAGCTTCCGCATAAGTTTTACAATAAGCAGAAACCATTACGGTTGTTGTATCTAATAAAGCAACAGAATCCTTTTGTCCTTCTGGAGTATCAGTTGCAACATCATAAATAATAAAAGGAAATGGAGATGTTTGTTTCATTACATTTGGAGCAATCCTTGTTCCTACCATTGACTCAACTGCAATGTTATCATTTAAAATTTTATATATTGCTTTTCCTATATCCATTTTAATATCCTAACGCTCCATATTTTTTCATTCTTCTAACATCTGCTGCAACCGCTTTTACAAATATTTGTTCAGCAGCAGAAAATCCATCATTTAGAACTGTATTACTTGTTTGATCCCAAGCTCTTTTCATAAAAGGATTAGGTTTTGACATTGATCCATCTCTGTTTCTATGCCCGTATTCAACCCAAGCTCCATAATAACCACCCATATTTTTTTTATATTTTCCTTTAACTCTTGGACCAACATAAGCTCCATGAACATCTTTTTTTCTTGATGCTGATGTTCTGAAAAATATAAGGGATTCTTTTAATGTTCCTCTAGCAATTTTCAAATTTGAAT